AGACCAAATTAGATATGCCACCTCACCCTCAAAACGGAATTTCGACTTCTTCATCTACTGCGCTCTCGAGTATTGGTTCTTCATCAGCGACTGTGTTGTTTTTCTTTGACACATAAACTGGCCTATAAACTTCATGCGCAATTATTTCCGTGATGCGCTTCTTTACTCCGTCCTTGTCCTGGTATTCTCGAGTCCTGCTTTTTCCTCGCACCATAATTGCATCGCCCTTGGCGAACTCACGAGCAACCTTTTCAGCAAGTGCATCCCAAATAACTACACTATGCCAATCAGGTTCTTTGTCTACCCACTTTTGTGAGCTCTTGTCCAGAAAGCTATTCGACGTCGCGATAGTTATCCGACAAACTTGCTTCCCTGTCGGTGTCATCCTCAACTCAGGGTCTTTCCCGAGGTGGCCCATTACTTCATGCAAGTTTCGGTTTGGCATCTTTCTCATCCTCTTTATCTATGTAATATGTTTTATTAACACCATCAAGTGCTTCTATGAAGTCCAAGTCAAGCTTGGCTGTTATCTTGCCAACTAAATACTTAGGCTCATCTTCTTGCCACGATGCACATACCATATCGATATCGATACGTTCTATGCCAATTCCTGTCTCCTTTTGAAACTTGATAATTGGCCCTTTTATTGCTTCCGTTATCTCCTTTTCTAATTTCAATTTTTTGTGCATCAATTCACGAATACTGATATCCAACATTACATCACTTCCTCCTCTCATCAAGATATCTTTCTTGATATCAATGGTATCATGTCTTAGGGCCCGAGTCAAGCATTTTGTGTTCGACTTCTCGTGTCTTGATAAAAATAGTCTCTGGTATAGCGTCGCTCCAACCACTTAGCGCGTTGTCCATTTCGACCCTACCAATAAGTCTTTTAGGGACATTATCCCAATTAGCCACCCTCTCACCTCGAACGTAGTGCTTTATAAAGTCCTTCTCTCGAAACGGTAACTCTGCTTCCGTGACTTGGCAAAACTGCTGCCAGCCCCCCATGTGCTCTATCGCATAGTGTATAGCGGGGTCGTCGAACTTAACACTTCTATAATGTCCGTGCATAGAAACAGCTTTTAACACGTGATACCAAGCAACAGCTGCTCTATCCTCGGATGTTCCTTCAAGCGTGCGTATGATATCGCACGGCTTCGGCATATATGGACTTCTTTTGAGGTGCTCGACGACAGCTCTTGATACCTCGTCCAGCGAATACTCCGATAACACTCGGAAATATAACTTCGTAGCATTCTCGCTCAGCCGTGGTTGTCCATATGCATCAGCGAGCACGGCCAACATCGCAACAAATGGCTCAAAGTCATCCTGTCTCATTTCTATCTCCTCCTCCGTCTATAATGTCCCAAATTTTATTTATTGGATCTCCTGTTATTACTTCGACATACTCCTCGACCGACATATTTTGAAGGTCTCGCTTGGTTGGCTTCTGCTCTGATGGTAAGTATTCATCCTCCCACCGTCCTTGGTTCAAAAACGTTGCAGGATGTGGTATAAAGCGCCCACCCTCACGTTTCCACTCGATAGAAGCGCGTGCCCTTCTGAGGCCCATCATAATGTCGTCGAAAAGTGCATCGTCCGGCTTGAGCTTGGCCCATGCCTTCATAGCTGCGAACTTAGCCTTCTTTTTCGGATACTCATACCAGAACTGGTTGAATTTCTCCAGTTGAGCTTCGCTTAGTATTTGTCTCTTAGGAGGGGTTTTTGGTTGTCCTGGTGGTTCTCGCACACACGAGCCAACGGTTTTTTCGTTGGCGGATGACCGTATGTCTTTATCAACATTCAGAATATCAGCATTCAGAATATCAGGAATCAGAATATCAGGAATCAGAATATCAGACGGGCTCGTTCTGTAATTTCCACTGCTGGGTATGACCTTTTCACGGCCAGGCAATACCTTTTCACGGCTTTCAACGGAATTTACATTTTCTTCATCTTCCTGCTCAACGTCTAAACATAGCTCGCAGTCTTCGTCTTGCTCATCTTTTATGGTTTGCATATTCGTTTCGATATGCTGTGGTGGAGCAGGGATAACACTTGCCGCTTCTCTTGGATGTGGTTTTTGATGTTTTTTGAAGTTTATAACTTGAATATATTTACCACCATTAACTTCATATCTTAGTATGAAGCCATGGCTTTGTAGTTGGTTAAGTAGTTCGTTAACGTCATAATTTTCATACGGAAACACAAAACCTCTTATTTTCTTAGGTCTATCCTCAAGCCTCCCTTCTCTATCAGCAAGACACCAAAGTCCGATAAAAACAAGACGTGCTAAAGGGTCACATTCGGATAATTCATCATTAGCGAAGAAACCTGGTTTGATGTTTCTTGACCTTGGCATTATTGTTTGGCCCCCTTCATCAAGGTAAAAAACCAAACTTGAGTAAATGTAATAGCCCATTTTTGTTATATAAACTACCGTTAATTTTTATCCATTCGCTATCATCTGGCGTTGAATTAGAGAATACAATTAAGTAATGGCCACGATATTCTATTTTCCTTTTTCCTCGCATTGTTTGAATTGGTATACCACTCTTTGCACCTATCTCCAAAAGTTGCTGTATAACAAGATGTGTGTAAAATTGGCTCGATGAAATGTCTTTACCAAATTGCTTTTCTTCCAACGTAATGAGCCAATTATCACGGTAGTTATACCAGATATAATCTAAGTTTTGACAAGTGAAGAATTTACTGCTTAGTTCTTCTGGACATTGCGCACTTCTTAGCCAATCGCTGAAAGGCGTAGAGCCAGTAGCTGGACTTCCACAAACTTGGCATATTACTGGATATTGACCGCAAACTGGACATCTTGCATAATATGTGCGCTGTTTAGTCATTTATATTGGCCATCCTTTGTATTGCTGTATTAACAGCATTTGCGTCAATGTCGCATCCAATAAAACGACGCCCCAACTTCTTGGCTGCCAATGCTGTCGTGCCTGACCCTAAGAACGGATCCACAACAAGCTGTCCTGGCGATGTAATCCGTCCGATAAAATGCAACGCTGGGCCCAATGATTGCTGCCATTCGTGTAATTCTTTCTGCCGCGACTCGCTGAAAACTGCATCTTCAAACCAATTTTTAGGGATGTAATCACCACTACTGAAGAATAAAAGTGGCTTTGACATTACTCTTATATGATAAGGATGAACGTGATTATGTGCCCCTGGTTGATAAAGAGCGCCAATCCATACATACTTTAGATGTGTTCTGAGTTGTTCTATGATTTCTATGAGCCAATAGTGTGGCACATATGTTATGAGCAATGATCCTGGCTTAAGAACGTCTGCTGCAAATTTTCCCAAATCACCCCACAATGGCAAATATTCTTTTGGATATGGTGGATCTGTGAATATAAGGTCAACGCTTTTATATTCAATGTTTAATTCTCTAAAATCACAACGATGTAATTTAATATCGGCATTGACATCAACATGAATATCTGATTCATTGGTAATTTCCTTTTTTGATTCCCTGGCGATTTGCTCCAACCGTCTTAATTCAATTCTTTTTGCTGGTATAGTATCTTCTACCGTATCAATCGCTTTTACTACTCGTTCAACATCCTTTTGTTTGTCTACTATAACGTATGGCTTTGGCTCTGGTTTAGTCTTGATAGCTGGGTATTGTTTGCCGTCGGCACCTGTGACGATTATTGTAGTTTCAGGTGTTGCAAATGCAACACCTGTTTCTTCTAACCACCGCATAACAGTTGTTTGGTTTATCCCAAGTGCTTCTCCTATCCGCCGATAGCTCCATCCTTGCTTACGTAATTCTTTTGCTTTTTCCTGCTTCCACTCCTTCGGTAAATGCCGCCTTGCAATATTTAGCTTGAGCACATGCTCTGCTTTCTCATCCTCGCTCATGCCAATACGAACAATGCTTGGCCAATTTTTAATGCCAAGCTCCTCGCAAGCTTTAACTCTGTGATGTCCGTCAAGAATATTGCCGTCTTCGTCATATTCGACTGGCACCAAGACTCCTCGCTTTGCAATGTCTTCCTTCAGTGCGTTATACTCTTCTTCTGAAAGTGGTGGTAAAAGTTGGTATTCAGGCATTATGTCTCATCCTTTCTTTTGTCTTATTCTTCTCTGAATAGCTCGTCTATTTGGCCTTCTGGCCACTCCAGTGCTTCCGCAATTCGCTTTTTCCATCCGTCAAAGCATGGAAATCTTCCGCTCTCCATTTTTGAGATATCTGACGGATGGATGCCAGTCATTCGTGATAATTGATATTGTGACATCCCCCTCTTTTTTCTTTCACTTACCAACCGTATAGTCACCACGCATACCTCCTTATTTGTTT